CCGACCTCCCCCCGCCGGCCGCTCCCACTGGAGCCGTTCCGGTCCCCCCGGCCCCGCCGTCTGGTGCCGTCTCTGCGACGCCCCCCGCGCCGGGTGCCTCGCCTGCGGTGGATCTGGACGTTAACGGCCTGCCGTGGGATGCCCGGATCCACGCCAGCACCAAGGTGCGCAACGCGGACGGCTCGTGGCGGGCGAAACGGGCGGTCCACGAGGAGACGGTTCGGATCGTGGAGGCGGAGCTCCGCCAGAACCTGGCCGCTCCTGGTGCGCCCGGCGTCAGCGTGCCCGTCCCCCCGCCCGCGCCTGTATCCTCGGGCACGCCCCAACCTACCGCCCCGGATGGTATGCCGGCCGATGGAACGCCACCCCCACCGCCCACTGGGATGCCTGTGACGAACGGTGCATCCCCCTCTGACGCACCCCCGCCGCCGCCGCCGGCCGCCCCGGCTCCCCCTGCCGCGCCGGCCGCTCTGTCCGGTCCCCAGATTTTCGCCCGCTACATGGAGCGCGTGACCGCGGCCCAGTCGAGCGGCAAGGTCACGACTGCCGACGTGGCGTCTATCGCGACGGGCCTGGGTCTGGTCGGGACGGCTGGACTGCTGCAGCGGCCCGATCTGGTCCCGCAAGCCGAGGCGGCGCTGGACGCCCTGCTGGCCAGTCGGGGCTGACCGATGGATCCGGCGGGAATCCTGAGACCCTCAAGCGCGGAACGCTGGGCGCACTGCCCCGGCTCCCACGCCATGGAGGCGCTATACCCCGAGCCTGAGAGCGAGGCGGCCCGCGAGGGCACGGCGGCCCACTGGTACGTCACGGAGGCGGTCCAAGGCCGCGTCCACCCGGTCGGTGCGCTCGCCCCCAACGGCGTCCCCCTCGACGCAGAGATGGTGGAGTGCGGTGCGGCCTTCGTCGACTACGCCGCGACCCTCCCGCACCCGCAATGGGTGGAGCGCCGGCTCACCATGCACGCGACTGTCCACGCCCTGTGCGAGGGGACGCCCGACCTGGTCAGTATCGACTGGGGCGAGCACCGCATTGACGTGGTGGACTACAAATACGGCCACCGCTACGTCCCGCCCGCGACGCCCCAGCTACTGGCGTACGTCGGCGGCGCGCTGGAGGCGGACCACCTGGACCGCGAGACCACGAAGGGCTGGCGGATCACCCGAACGATTATCCAGCCCCGGAACTACCAGGAGCGGAGCCCGGTGCGTAGTGTGACCGGCCTGGGCTGGCAAGTCTGGGACGAACTGGGCAAGCTGGCCGACGCGGCGCACGCTGCCGCCCAGCCGGGCGCACCGACCGTCACCGGCGACCACTGCCGTGACTGCAGTGCCCGCCATGCCTGCCCTGCCGCCCAGGCTGTCGGTGCGCATGTGCTGGACGTCGCCGGTCAGTCCCTCCCGCACGAGCTGGACGATCACGCCCTCGGGCTCCAGCTCGCCCTCATCGATCGCGCGACCACCCGGCTCGCGGCGCTCCGCACGGGGCTGGAGGCGGAGGCTATGGGCCGCATCCGGTCCGGTCGCCGCGTCCAGGGCTGGACGTGGGAGCAAGGCGAGGGCCGGGAAGCCTGGACGTTACCGCCGGACCAGGTGGTGGCGCTGGGCGAGACCATGGGCGTGCCGCTCGGTAAGCCCGCCACACTGACGCCCGGACAGGCCCGCAAGGCCGGTCTGGACCCGGACCTGGTGGCCGCACTGTCCCGTCGTCCGCCCGGTGCGGTACGGCTGGTACGATCCGATACACCATTGACGTTCACGGCGTTCGCGCCACTGCAGGAGACCACCCCACAATGACCGCTTTCATCACCCCCACCGGCCGCCTCGTGTTCGGCGACCCGTTCAAGGCCGAGCCGATCATCGACGACACCACCAAGAAACAGAAGCTCGGGCCGGATGGTCTGGGCCTGGTGGAGTACATCATCGGCGTCGCGTTCCCCAAGGCCGACCCCACGACTGCCGCGTTCCTGGCCGAGTTCCGTGCGGCTGACCGCGCCGCGTGGCCGCAATTCTTCGGCCCGGACGGCAATCTGCTGCCCGGCGTGACCTTCGCCGACAAGATCACGGACGGCGACGGCTACAATAAGAAGGGTCAGCACTACGGCGCGCGTGACGGCTGGGCCGGTCACTGGGTCGTCCGGTTCGTGAGCCGCTTCGCCCCGACGTGCGCCGTGTGGGACGGCAATAAATGGGTGCAGACCCTGGACGCCAGCACGATCAAGCCGGGCTATTACGTCAAGGTGTCCGGCACGACCGTGAGCAACCAGTCCACCCAGTCGCCGGGCATGTACCGCAATTTGAACCAGGTCGCGCTGCAGGGCTACGGGCCGGAAATCGTCCGCGGCACGGATCCTAACGAGACGTTCGGCGCTGGCCCGTCGCTGCCCCCCGGCGCGTCGGCCACGCCCGTGGGTCCGGGTGTCGCTCCGCCCGCCGTGGCCGCCGCCGGGCCGCCTCCTGCGCCTGCCGCCCCGGCTCCCACGCCGCCTGTGCCGGAGGCTCCCGTGGCCCCGGTGCGCGCCATGACCGCCAAGGCGGCCGGGGCCACATATGAGTCGTTCGTGGCCAGCGGCTGGACGGACGCGGCGATGATCGCGGAGGGATATTTGGTCGGATAGGGCTTGACCGATTGGTCAAAGCTGCTAGGTTGAGTCGTCGCCCCCGGGAATGGGTCTCGGGGGCGACGGGAGATCACGGTGATGCGCGTCACGGTTAACGTCTATCGGCAGGGCTTCGCAAAGGCGGCCGTTCACGAGGCGCACGTCACGTCGCTGGAATCGCGCTGGGCCGTCGTCGGGACGGACGGGGCCAAGAAATCCTGGTGGATCGTCCATCGCCCGAGCGGAAAAGGCGTCTGGTCCATCTACCCGTCGAAAGTTTCGAGCCTTCGCGGGTGCCTCGCCATCGTGAAGGCATGGGAGGCCCAGACGCACCTTAACTGGGCGGCGCTGAACACCGTAACCTTTGGCGGCGCGCTCGTGCAGACCCCCGAATTGCTGGCGCTCGTGAAGGAAGCTCGGGAGATCGCCAGTGTCGCGTAACCCCCTCCCCGCCCTCGCCTACACCGTCACGCTCGGATGCGTCGCCATGGTCGCCCTCGGGGCGCTGGTCCGCATGGTGTGGCCGTCGTGACCGACCACCTCTCCCAGCTCCGCGCCATGCTGCAATTCGAACGGTCCCTGGTGGATCGTGTCGGGCCGCCGGGGTGCGCCGCCCGTGAGACCGCTGCGGCTAACGTCGCGGCGTTGGAGTGGGTGTTGGGGGTGGTGGCCCCCTCGCCCGCGCCCCGCATCTGGCCGGGAGACGGCCTTATCCCTCCGGGCTACGCCAACCACGATCCGCACCTTTGGGCCACACGTTACGGCGAAACCTATCGACGCCGCCCCTCGTGACCACCCACGCCATCATCGACTTCGAAACGTACTCGGCGGCAGGGTGCGACTGGGACGCCGAGCGCGCACGCTGGACACCCCCACCCGGTGCCCGCAAGCGCGGCCTGCCGGCGGTCGGCGCGGCGGTGTACGCCGAGCACCCTAGCACGGACGTCCTGTGCGTCTCGTACCGCCTCCCGGGCGGCCCGGTGCAGCGGTGGCGGCCCGGCGACCCCCCGCCCACGGCGCTCTACCAGTACCTAGCGGCCGGCGGCGTGATCGAATCCCACAACGCCATGTTCGAACGGCTCATATGGGAAAACGTCCTGACGCCCCGCTACGGCTGGCCGGCGCTCAATCCCTATCAACAGCGGTGCAGCATGGCCACGGCTCGGGTCAACACGCTTCCCGGCGCGCTGGGCGACCTGTCCGCCGTGCTCCGCCTGCCCGTGCCTAAGGACGCGGACGGCAAGCGACTGCTGGATAAATTCAGTCAGCCCCGGAACCCCACGGCACGCGACCCGCGCACCCGCATCACGCCGGCCGACGACCCGGACGACTTCGCCAGGCTGCAGGCGTATTGCGACACCGACGTGCTGGCCGAGGCCGGCGCGAGCGAGCGCATGACCCCCATGAGCCCGGACGAGCTGCTGTTCTGGTGGGTTGACCAGGAGATCAACCACCGCGGCATGGGCGTGGACCGGGCGGGGATCCGCGACTGTATCGCCGTGCTGGACCAGGCGCTGGAGCGATACGGTGACGAGTGCCGCGCCCTGACCGGCCTGGACCCTACCCAGCTCGCGGAGCTTCGCAAATGGCTGGCCGTCCGGTGCTGCTACATGGAGAGCATGGACGCGGACGCGGTGGAGGCGGCCTTGGCGCGACCGGAGATCACGCCGCACGCCCGCCGCGTGCTCGAGCTCCGCCAGCTCATCGGCTCCGCGTCGGTGAAGAAACTGTACGCCATGGAAAACCAGGCGTGCCGGGACGATCGGTTGCGGAACCTGCTGACACACCACGGAGCGCGTACCGGCAGGCCGACCGGCGAAGGCCCCCAACCTCTGAACCTGCCGAAAGCTGGCCCCCAGCTCGTGACGTGCGCGGGGTGCTCCCGACCGTTCCGGCCCTCGCACGACGTGTGCCCGTGGTGCGGGTCGGCCGAGCGCACGGCGGGGTCGCCCCGCTGGCGGGTGGAGATGGTGGATCACGTGCTGGCCGTGATGGCGCATCGGTCCCTGCCGCTCGTAGAGTGGTTTTTCGGCGACGCGCTCCTGTGCATCTCGGGGTGCATCCGGGGGCTGTTCGTCGCCGCGCCGGGGCACGTGCTGGTGGCGTCGGATTACAGCGCGATTGAGGCGGTCGTGATCGCCATGCTGGCCGGTGAGCAATGGCGCATTGATGCGTTCCGGCGGGGGGATCCGATTTATCTGGTGAGCGCGAGTAAGATCACGGGGGTGCCGCTTGCCGAGTACCTGGAGCACCACGCCGCGACGGGAGAGCACCACCCCGACCGCCAGTACATCGGCAAGGTGGCCGAGCTGGGCCTGGGGTTCGGCGGCTGGATCAACGCATGGCTGGCGTTCGACGATTCGGGGCGGTTCACCGAAGCAGAAATCAAGGCGCTCATCCTCGCCTGGCGTGACGCTTCGCCCGCGATTGTCGAGTTCTGGGGCGGCCAGCACCGGGGCAGGCCGTGGGACCGTGACCGCCGGGCGGAACTGTACGGTGTGGAGGGTCACGCGGTCCTGGCGCTGCTGAACCCCGGCCAGACGTTCCGATACCGCGGAATGGATTTCTTCACCCGTGACCATCCGGCGGGCACGCGGGCGCTCATCATCCGCCTGCTGTCCGGCCGCGAGTTGACCTATCACGACGCCATGCTGTCCCCGTCGCCCCGAGACCCGAGTGAGTATGCAATCACTTACTGGACGTGGAACAGCAACCCGAAATACGGGCGCATGGGGTGGGTCGCCATGTCCACGTTCGGCGGTCGGCTGGTGGAAAATATCGTCCAGGCCACCGCGCACGACATCATGCGTCACGGGGTGCTGGGGCTACGGGCGGCGGGATATCCCACAATCTTGCACGTGTACGATGAGATCCTGACAGAAGTGCCCGAGGGGACGGGCTCCGTGGAGGAGCTGGAGCGCATCATGGGGACCATGCCGGACTGGGCCGCGGACTGGCCGATCGTGGCCAATGGCGGCTGGGCAGGCCGTCGCTACAGGAAAGGATAGGCCCGGCGGCCTGCCTCGCCTAGTAAGCCACCGACAGGCCGAACACTGTGGGATCCTGTGGCGCGTCCCCCTGGTTGCCGTTGCCTTTCTGAAACCGCACGGTGAAGCCCGCGACCGACCGACTGACGACGTTGTGCGTGACGTTCGGGTTGGTTCCGTCCTCATTGGCGAAGGCGACCACGTACGCGAGGGTGGGTAGGTTGACCGTGAACGCCACGCTGTAGGTGCCGCTGGTGCTGGTCCGCGTGACGCTGGAGACCAGATTGCCGCCGACCAGCGTACAGGTCCCCGCGCTGCTGCGTCCCTGTGCAACCACCGCCGGCCGCGACACCAGCGCCGTGATGTCGATATCCGACGTATCCGCCGTGCCCGTCGCGTTGATCGTTCCGCTGGCCACAGTCTGCGACGGCGACACGGCGTAGGTGCCGGTGCCCCCCGTGCCGGTCAAGAACGCCGTGATGCGCGTGCCCGCCGTGACCCCCGTGCCCGAGAGGGTCGCCCCGACCGCCAGCACGCCGCTAGCCACGGCCGAGACGGTCATGGTGGTGCCGGCGATGTCGGCGGTGGTCACGGCGGCCACGCCCAGGTTGCCCTTGACCGTGAGGCTGGGCATTTGCGCGAGCTGGCTGTTGCTGACGCTGTTGGGCGCGACCAGGGCTTGCCAGTTGGCCGACGCGCCCGCGTCCGGGTTGACGGTGTTATTGTCGACCAGGGAGTACCAGAAGAGACCCGCCGTGGCGGAGGCGACCACTGCCCCGGCCGGATAGCCGCCCACCGCCGTGCTGAACGCTGAGTCCCACGTGACCGTGCCGCCCGCCTGCAGCCACCGCGACCACTGGGTGATTTCGTACAAGATGCCATTCATGTCCTGGCCGAAGGGCGGCGTGCCGCCCGACCCGACCGGCAGGAACGTCTCGGGCGGGAAGCCTTCGGTCAGGCTGGCCACGCCCGCCGTGGGGCTGGCGGCCTCGGGGATGGGCCGCTTGTAGGTCCCCGGCGTGGCCGAGTTGGCGAACGGGATGTTGAACTTGGTGGGAATGTCGGACGCTTGCATGGGCGGCCCCTAAGTCACGATGGAAGCGACGACGCCGGCCGGCTTGGCCAGGACGCCCGATTGCGAGACCACCGCCAGCTCCACCGCCGTGAGCGTGAAGTCGAAGGTGTACGTCATGGTCATGTCGGCCCCGTCCGTGCAGTAGCAGTTGCCACGGCCTGGGAACAGGTTGCGCATGATCTGGTTAATGGCGGCCATGGAGCCGTCACAGATATTGGACAGGGCCTTGGCGTAAATGAGGGTGCGGTACGCGGCGTCCGACAGGGCGTAATTGTTGGTCACGCCGCCGCCGCCGTAGAACGTGCCTTGGTTGAACGGCTCGCCGTCGCCTTCCTCGAAACCGAACGACGGGTCGCCGCTCGGGACCTGGACGACGCGGCCGACGCCCACGATGCGCCCCCAGACGTCCAGCCCCCAACCCACCGCCGTGGCCACATTCCAGACGTACGCGTAGAAGGCGTCGAAGTCGGCCGCCGGGTCCACGTACGTATTCATATTCTCCAGCAGTTGCACCAGCGTGGGGGACTGGCCGTACTGCGATATGTTGGTGGCCTGGACGTCCAGCATGGCTACACCAGCGTGACCTGGACGTTGACCGCCTGGGCGATCGGAAGTTGGTTGATGTTGGGCGTCAGCAAGTCCAGCGCGGCCACCACACCCTTGAGCCCGGCGGTGCTGGCGAGTGTCTGGGAGATACCCACCGTGTAGGTGCCCGCACCGCCCGAACCGGACCCCAGCGCCGTGATCACCGTGCCCGCCGTGACACCCGTGCCGATGACCGTCTGACCGACTGCAATGGTGCCCGTGGGCGAGCCGGTGACGGTCATGGTCGTGCCGGCGATGCTGGCGGTAAAGGTCGCCCCCGGCGCGTTGGCCGAGCCGATCTTGATGGACACGATCTCGCGGGCCCAGTCGCCCAGCGCCGCGATGGGGCCATAGAACCGGCTGGCGTAGATCGTCCCGCCGATGCGCGCCCGGGTGCCGCCGTCGCCGCCCACGAAGGCGTCCGCCACCGCGTTCTGAATCTGGGTCACGGCGTCGCTGGGGACGTTAACCGAGTCGGTGAGCGAGATGGCGAAAATGATCTGCAGATCCGCCGGCGTCGTGACGTACACGGTGTACGTGGGGTAGGGCAGGACGTACCCGGTGGAGTCGTCCGTGACGGTGTAGCTGGTCGCCCCCGACGTGACGTAGGGGATGCCCGGCGGTTTCTTGCTCCAGACGGCGTTCGCCACGTCCTGGCCGACCCCGCCGCTCACGCACACGTACAGCGCATAGGCCGGGATGGTGACGCCCTGGACGACCACGGGGGCCGCGGTGCTGTTGTCGGTGACGTAAGCGTCCGCCACGTCCGCGACGTTGAGCACCGCGCCGCGGATGGCGTCCAGGGTGTTGCGGGCGTTGAGCGCCACGGAGGCGATGCGGCGCGCTTCGAAGTCGGCCCGGCTTTCGACGTCGCGGCCCTCGGTGCCGGCCGACACGTTGGTGATGCTGTCCCACCCAGGGATGGCCCGGTAAATCACGGTGACGCTCGAGGCCGGGCACGCGATCGGGCCGGTGGTCTGGGCGGCGAAGGGCACCGTGACCGTCCCGCCCAGACCGATCGTGCCGGCCGACGTGCTGACGTACACGTTGCCGTCCGTGGCCGTCGCCAGCGACCCGAGGGGGATCACGGTGCCCGCCGCGCCGCTGCACAGACAGTTGACGGTCGTGCTGGTCGCCGGGTTGCGCTCGATGAAGTAGATGCGGCCAATGGCGTCCTGCATCCGGCCGGCGGCGTACGCCGGGTCCACGCCGTTGGTGTACAGCAGAAACTGGTCGTTTTTGTCGCCGATGATGGCGGTCAGGCTGGTGGCGAGCTGCCCCTGGGGCGTCTCCAGGGCCATGTTGAGGTTGCCCCCGAACGCGGCGTTGAGGTCCGTCATCACGCCGGTCAGGATTTCCGACTCGGCGGGGATGATGAAGCCGTTAGGGCCGAAGGTGGGTTGCGGTACGCTGCTGGGCATTACGCCACCCCTATGGACGTTGTGAAGCCGCCGGCCGTGCCCACGAAGTCGATGACCGCCGTTGAGGTCTCACCGTAACTGAAAAACACCTGCCCGGCGAGGGTGCGGTGATCGATCGGGGAGAGCTCGCATTGCGCCGCCGTGACGCCCGGGACCGTGAGGGCCGCCTCCACCATCTTCGCCTGGATAAGCGACGGCGGCGGGAAGTGGCCGAGGATTTGCTGAAAGTACGTGATGCCCTTGGTCGTGTCGTACCAGAGCTCACCGGAGAACAGGCGGATGGCGCTCGCCACGTCCTGGGCGGCCGAGTACGGCTCGGTGGCCATGGCGATGTTGCCCGCGGCGTCCAGGCACAGGTCCCACAGGCTCTGGTCAAGCAACAGCGTGGCGGAGGTGGTCATGTCGGCGGCCCAGAGGTTCCACCGCCGACCGTAACGCCGCCGTGGGTGTGCGTCGAGAGCGACTTGCCCGCCCCCGTGACGTTACCCACGAACGCCGCCGTGGACGTCCCCGTGACCGCGCCCTTGAGCTCGATCGCCGGGGCCTCCAGCGTGATCTTCGTGGGCGAGAGCACCTTCACGCCGGTGTCGGTGAACTCGACGTACTGGAGAGGCGTGCCGTTCAACACGCCGCCGATGTACACCCCGTCCGCCCAGTCCATGATCCGGGCGCTTCCGGGGGCGCTGGGGGCGCGGTTGGCCTTGACGCTGGATATGTCCCGGCTGGCGAACACGGCCAGGCCCAGGTCGCCCACCACGGGGTCGATAATCACGGCGTTCGTGCCACCCTGGACGCGCACGTACGGGAGGCCGTAGATCGTCCCGTGCGGCGTGACGTTGCCGATGCCGTCCACCTGGCCGACCAGCGGCAGGACGTCCACGGTCACGGCGGCGGTGTCGACGGCCTCCACGCGCACCACCGTGGCCGTGGCGAGCTGGCCGACGATCATGCGGGCGATGAAGTCCGTCGCGTTGTGGTCGCTGGAGCCGCTGGACGGCTGCTGAAACCCGTTGAATTGCTCGCTCATACCGGGGCCTCGCGCCCGTAGGTAATGCAGCGCATCCGGGTAAACCACGGGCCGCCGGGCGTCTCGCATGAAAGCTCGTGGGAGAGCTCATAGACGCGGAACCGGCCCGTGGCGGCCGGGATGGACGATTCCACCTGTACGGCCCCGTTGAACACCACGTTGGGGTTGTAGAGGCTCGTCACGATCATGCAATTTTGCGCGTACGCCGGATAGCCGACCATGCCCGTGTCGGGGGCGATTCGCGGGATGGCCCCGCCGCGCACGCCGTTGCGGGGGATGATCGCCAGCGTCCGGCCGGCGGTGGCCTGGTCGTCGAATATGAGGTCAAACCCTCCCGCACGGGCTAGCGCCTCCGCCTGTTGCCGTCCCGTGCCCGGGAGATACGACGGCGGGAGCTGCGACTGCACGCCGTTGTTTTCGAACAGATACCCCATTTGCGAGGCGATGCCGGCCATGATGGTGGCCGCGTCGGTGCTGGTGCTCGTGCTGGTCGCCGGCAACGGGCGGAGGGCGTCCAGGAGCGCCGGGAAGGCCGAGACGGAAAACATGGTGTCGGGGGCGGCCTCAAAATTGGCGTACGCCTCGGAAATCTGGCCGGTGAACACCGCCGACTTGCCGTTGACGTCGTCGCCCGCGATCACCGTGACCGTGTTTTTCCGAATGTCGGGATAGAGCTGCCCGAGCGTGGAGAGCTTGTTCATCACCGACAGGGGCACGCCGAACGCCCGGATGCTGGCCGTGCCGTACGACGGGCCGCCGGTGAGTTGGATATCCACGGCGACGCGGAGGCCGTAGAGGGTCACGGTGTCGCTGCCCCCCTCGCCGAAGTCGCCGGTCCCCAGCTTGAAAACGAGGTCTATGGTCCGCCGGGCGTAGGTCACGGGGCCTCCGCGTACGCCAGGATCCACCGTGTGCCCAGACCGCTGGCCTCGGGGTCGCTGGTGCCTTGGGTGTCGACAAACGCCAGGTCGCCCGCGAACCCGAAGTACGCATCCCGCACCAGACGTACGCCGTTGCGCGCCACCACCCCACCCACGATCAGCTCGTCAGAGCGGTACAGGTCGACGTACAGGCCCGTGCTGACCTGATAGACGTGGATCACGCACGACTGACCCCCGAGGCGCACGGAGAGCGTCTGGGAGGGCGTGGCGAGGAGCGGGATGGTCTGGGTCATTCGAACGGCCCCAACGGTGCGCCGGCCAGCGCGTCGTCGATCGCCACCGACTGTGTCGACGTGGGCGTGGCGGCCTGCACCGGCCCGGCGTTGACGACGCCCGCGCCGCTGTCCGTCTTCGTGTTCGAAAATGCCGCCGCCGCGTACGCCCGGACTCGCTGCAGCGTGATCTCCACCACCATGAGCCCGTTGCCCTTGGCGGCCGAGCGGTCATAGGCGATCGTCGTGACATTCATTTCCGTGTACGTGAACTCGGGCGTGGCCACGTTGTACAGGTCAAGCGACGACTTGGCGATTTCGCACTTGGCCAGGAAATTGGCCTTTTCCGACACGGTGCCGCCCTTGGTGAAGACGATGCGCACCATGAGCGGAATGTCGACTTTGTTGTACGATTCGAACGTGCCGCGCTCCACCGGGAACGTCGCGATATTCGTGGTCGCGTGGTACTCCAGCCCGGCCACGTTGTCCCCGACCAGCACCGGCGACCCGGTCGCGGTGAAGACGCCCCAGACGAATGGGGGCGCGGCGGTGACGTTGGCCGCGGTGAAGCTGCCGAGCGACCCGGTGAGTTGCGACACCACGCCGGACAGGTTGGCCCGGATCACCCCCGACACCCGGTCCACCGTGCCCGTGAGCGCCCCCAGCACGTCGCCGCCCAGCGCGCCGGATAGCGTGGCGTTGAACCGATTGTTGACGTCCAGGATGCCGCGGAGCGTCCCCGCCACCGCCCCGGTCTGGCCGCTGGAGCGCGCGAGGAGCCCCGCCACGCTTCCGGAGAACACGCCCGACGCGGGGTCCACCGACCCGGTCAGCAGGCCGGTCAGGGTGTTGACCACGCCCGCCGCCGACCGGGCGACGTTCGGCACGCCCGGGACGTTCGGCACGTTGGGGAAGGCCGGGACGGACAGGATGGGGAGCGGCATCAGTGGAGCCCCGTGTTAGCTTGCGGGATCGCGCTCCAGAGGCCGGTCGCAATGCCCTTGGCGTCCGTCGCCTGTGTGTTGACCACGATCGTGCCGATGTTCACGGTGGGGTTACGGGCAAGCTGGACGTTCCCCCACCGCATGTCTATGTCGCGGCCTGCGCCCGGTCGCATATACCCCCAGCGGTTGCCGCCCACATAGTTTGACAGCGCCTCCACGTCGGTGGACGCCCCGAGAACCGCCGCCCCGGCTGTCCGCTCCGTATTCTGCATTTCCCAGAGCATGAAATTAAGCTGGTCTTCCCCAGACGAACCTTTCAGCGTCCGCTCCGTATTCTGCATTTCCCAGAGCATGAAATTAAGCTGGTCTTCCCCAGACGAACCTTTCAGCTTGCGTTTCATCACGCGTTCAAAATCGGCGCGACGCGCGGGTGTGAGGAGCTGCAGCAGCCCATACGCGCCCGACTTCGGGTTGGTCTCGCTGGGCGAAAACGTGCCGCCCGTCTCCGCACCAATGCCGGCGGCAATGCCGCGCGCGGCGGCCATGGACACCCCCCGCGCCGTAAGAAACGACACGATGCCGCTAAAGGACCCCACGGTCCCACCGCCACCCCCGCCGCGCCCCCCGCCGCCACCTCCGCCGGCTGCCGCACCAGCGCGCCCCCCGGCCGGCATCCCCATGAAGCCCGGCCCCGCCGTGCGGCCTTCGATCAGGTCCGCCAGTTGATTCAGCGCCGTGGTGGCGTGGGGGAGCACGGCCCCCAGCGCACGCCGCCCGCGCCCTTGGACGGCCGTGTTGAACCGGGACGCGCTGCGCTCCAGCGCCTGCGCCCGGGCCGCATCCTCCGCCGTGATCTCCGCCAGCGGCCCGGCCGCCTTGAGACGCCCCTGTAACGCCGCCGGGCCGCCCTGGAGGGCCGCCAGGTACGAGTCGTCAAATCCTAGTCGACGTAGCCGGTCAGCCGCGATGCGGGGATCGCCCCGCGTAAAAGCGCCAGCCGCCGCAAGGCTAAACGCCGTGGGGTCCTGGAGTTGTTCGGGACTAATGCCGAGCTGTCCCAACAGTCCGACACGGGTCGGGTCTAGACGATTCTGGAGGAAGTCGACGCCCAGTTGGTTGATGTTAGACAGTGCTGACGCTGCGTTTTGATTCGTGCCGCCGACGCCCCGCATAACCGCCTGCCAGAGCGAGATGGTCTTAGTGCTCTGGCCGATGGTGGCAGACAGGCGGCCGACCGCCGCGTCAGTCTTCACCGTGTTCGCCGCGAACGCCGTAAGCGACCCCGCGCCGGCAATCACGGACATGAAGCCAAGCGCCTCGACCTTGACCGCGTTGAACGCCTGGCGCTGTTTGCGGGCGCTGTCTTCGATCAGCTTGCCCGACTTAAGCGCGGTCTGTTTGTCGCGCTCTAGCTGGCGCTCCAGCTCGGCCGTCTGTTTCTTGTACTGGGTCGGGTCCAGCCCGAGGGTAACGACGAACTCGTCAACGATCGTGGTCATTGATCACCCGCGAGTTGTGGGCGTCCACCGTCAGAACCTCCAACAGGTCGTACGCATCCTCTAGCCCGTACACCGTATCCAATTCCGCCAAGGTCGCAAGGCGGCTGGAGACGAGCGGCCCGATCACTGGTCCGAGGTTGGGGTATCCGATGAGGCCGGGGATTCCGGGTCCGCCGCCGCCCGGCGTGATTTCCACCACCCGGCGACGTCGGAAAAATTTACGTGTAGCTCCATCACCTCCCGTCGCAGCTCCAGGAGCGTGGCGATCTCCTCCACGTCGTCATCGATCAACGCGCGGGTGAGGGGCTGGGTCGGGTCGGGCTTGTAGGTCACGCAGAGCATCATCTCGTCCAGGAGCGGCGCGACGTCCTCGTACTCCGCCCCGGCGAAGGCGCGCACCCCGAGGATGGCGACGCCCATCATGCCCATGTCGTCCAGGTTGGCCGGCACGTCCACGCCCGACCGGGCCAGAGCAAGCACCGCCCGCGCCGCCCACTTCTCCGCCGCCATGGCCGACATTTCGGTCAGGACGAACACCTTGCCGCGGTCGCGGCCGGCGGCGGTGATGGTCAGCGTTTTGACGTTGCGCGCCATGTCAGTACGGGGCCGGCGTGATGCTCTGCCAGGTGATGCCGTAGGTCACGGGTTTCAGCAGCTTGCCGACGCCGGGCATCGGCGGATAGGCGACCAGCACGCCGCGAGTGAGCGCGTACTTACGTTGCGTCCCCGGGTACACCGCGGTCCCGAACGCGAAATAGACGTTGCGGGCCGTCTCGGTGGCCTGAGCCCAGGTGTCGAAAAAGCCGACGCTCGGGCTGTCCGCCTGCAGCGTGATCGACTGGGCGCGCTCCACGGCGACGTACCCGGCGGACATGATGCCGTCCACGCCCATGACCGTCTGGGCGTTGGCGACCGATTCGGCGTCCCACGCGGCGTCCGTTGAGAAGCCCTGGATTTGCTGGGGGGTGGAGTAGAGACTCGTGACCCCCAGCATAAGGACAACGTCAGCGCCCGTGAGGTTGCGCGGCTGCAGGGCCATCTATTGGATCTCCAGGGAGCTGAGAGTGATGGCCTGGATGGACTGGCCGTCCGTGTAGAAAAATGTGCAGGGCGGCGAGCCTCGGGCCGCGCGCACCTCCGCGCTGGCGTTCTGCACCTGGAAGTACCAGCCGCGCGTCTGCAGCGTGGTCGCAATGTCCACGCCGGCTGAGGCGTTCACCTGGGCGATCTGCGAGGCGGAGAGGGTCACGCCGGTGCGGATGACGCCCACGGACAGGGCCTGGTTGATCGCGTCGCTGCACGCCGATTCGATGAGGGCGTATCCGCTCGCGTTGTAGGGGATCGACCGGGTCGACGTGAGCAGCGTCATCAGGGCGAGCTGGAAGGCGTTGTTCAGCCAGATTTGGTTGACGTACGAGTCGATCCAGAGCCACTCGCCCGACACGCTGCCGGGATAGAAGAACGTGAACTCATCGTTGGCCGTGCCGTACGCGCCGTAGAAGTTGTAGCCGTTGGCGATGAGGTTATCGGCCACGGTCGCATCCGTGACGCTGGCGGCGATACCCGACTGCGCCTTGAACGCCGTCGTGATGCGATCGTTGGCGCGCTCGAAGTCGATCGACGCCACCACGCCCATAAGGAACGCGGCCAGGTATTGCTCCGTGGGCGAGTAGATCATGGCCGTGCCGCTGTACGCGGCGGCGGTGATGGCGTAGCCGGCGCTGGCCGTGTCGCTGGTGGTCGTGACCGTCGCGTCGGTGTCCCACATGGCGTACAGGTAGCGGTCGTCCTGGGCGTCCACCCATGCGGCGAACAGAACCTTGTCGGCCGTGGACGGCTCCCACGACGTGGTGAAGCTGGCCCAGTTCTGCGACTGGGCGATGATGGCGGTAAGGTTGGTGGACGGCACGCCCTCGGGCGCACCTTGCGAGATGGTCGCGCCCAGCGCCGCGGTGAGCGACAGGGACGTGGCGATGGCCCCCGAGCCGTACCCGATGGTGCCGGTGCCCGGCGTGCCCCCCGTGATCACGAAGCCGCCGCTCACCGAATCGTACGTGACGCGGGTGGGGCCGGCGGAGACCGTGGTGGAACTGGCCGTCTGGCTCGGGCTGACGAAGTACGTGCCGGTGCCGCCAGTGCCCGTCCCCAGCGCCGTGATGACCGTGCCCGCCGTGACGCCCGTACCGCTCACCGTCTGGCCGACCGCGAGCGCGCCGCTGGCCACGGCCGAGACGGTCATGGTGCCGTACGAGCCGGTGATGGTGCCGCTGGCCACCGACTGGCTGATGCTCACCTGATAGGTGCCCACGCCTCGGGTCGTGCCGGTCAGTTGCTTCTGGATTTGCGTGCCGGCCGTGACGCCCGTGCCGGCGATGATGGCCCCATTGACCACCGAACCCGCGCCCACGACCGTGACGGTCATAATGTTGCCGGTGATGCTGGCCGTGACCGCCAGTGTGGTGGTCGTGGCGATAGCCGCCGTGGTCACGGCGTCATAGCTGGCCAGGGCCGTCTGGATTGCCGTGGCGGCGGCGGAGAAGCTGGCGACCGCCGACAGGTTGATGGTGCCCGACGTCTTTGGCGTGCCGTTGATGGTCACGGAGAGGGTGCCGGACGGGACCGCCTGCAGTTGCGCCAGCGTCATGGACGACAGGTCGGCGCTGCGCAGCCACGCCGGGACGCCCCGGGTGTTGGTCGGGTACTGGGCGAACAGCATTGCGCCCGGCTTGATGCTCGAATTGTCGAACCCGTCGAAATAGACCGCCGCCTCCGCCGCCTCCACGCTGGAGCCGCCGAAATAGTCAATCACGGCGGCGGTGCTGGAGAGCGACAGAACCGAACCGATGGGCAGTTGCGTGCTGTTGGTCAGCAGCAGCCCCGACAGATCCAGACCCGTGCCGCCGGCCCCGATCACCCCCGGGTTGACGTTGACGATCTGTGAGGCGGGAATGGCGGCCATTAAACAGGCTCCAGGTCAACGGCGAGTGCTATGTCAACCGTCACGATATCGGCAAACTGTTGCGGTGTCGAGACGGTGGGCGTGACCTGAATATGGGCCACCGATACCCAGCGATTCTCATACTGGTTTTCCCCGTTCAGAAAGGGCGCTTGCACCTGGGGGTCGCAGTACAGCGGCGTGATCCCCTCGGGGAAAACCGCCACGCCATAGCCCGACCGGAACAGCGTAAGGATGGTCTGGACGTAGTCTGCCCCGTTCGGCCCGTGGACGTCGATTTGCACCTGTACGTCCGTGGACGCCCGGTAGTCCATGTCGGCGGCCAGCGGGTTGGTGTCGTCCCACGACTCCACCGTGGTCGCCAGGCGCGTGCGGTTCGGCGGCGTGATCACCACGAAGTCCAGGCTCGTGGGTTCGGCCACGCGGTTGTCCTGGGCCTCCACGACTTCCACGCCGGCCGGGAGCACGGCCAGTATGAAGGTCCGTAGGGCGGTTAGAATGTCGTCGTTGGTGATGGAAACCGTGAAGCTCATTCGGGGGCGACCACCTGGAGGGACAGGCCGACCTTACACCAATCGGGCCACGTTTCCATGACCACCACCACCAGCCACGAGCCGACCGCATACGCCGGGGCGGTGGGGGCCGCCGGAATGACGATAAGGTCGCCACCCTTCTGTTTGACCCGGACCAGGCCCTGGATATCGCCGCGGACGTAAGCGACGCGCTGGACGCCCTGGATATTCAGGCCGTCCAGTTGCATGAGGTCACGGCCTGAGAGCGGTTGCATGTCCAGCGTGACTTGGGACTTGGTGTCATACGTCGGCGTGCGGCGGCCGGTGTCGCCAGTGGTGTACCCCGTCGATAGCCACACCTGACCGGCGATAGCGGGCGTGACCGAGCGCGTGGCGGCCGAGGCGATGCCGTTCAGGTCCACTAGGACACCTCGTAATCGATGGAGTTGATCATCACGGACGTGTCTATCAGCGGCTTGTCGAAGCCCTTACGCGCCACCGTGCTCTCCGCGAGCGGCGGGCTGTTGGTGTCCAGAATGGATTGGCGGAGCTGGCCGGCGATGCCCTCGCCCATGAGCGCGAGCGCCCGTTCACCGTCGAAGTCGGTACGCTCCAGGATGCGGCCGAGCGCCGGCCCCCACTCGGCTTGCTTGTCGCGCACCATGTTGGAGAAGAACGGCCGGGGCGGAATCCCGCGGCTAGGCGCTCCGAAATTCTGGACGGCGGCGACCATGGGGACGCTCGTGCCGTCCGGGTACGTCGCGCCCTCCAGGAACCCGACCTTAAGCGCCGACCCGCGCGACACCCGCTTGGCGAGGTCCGCCAGGGTCTCGCGTAGCTTCGCACCCCCCGTGATCGTCGCCATGCGTCACCAGGGCCGACGTGGGTAGAGCTGGGCCGTCTGAGGGCGCGGCATGTAGAGGAAACTGCGGTACTGGGCGGTCACGGACCAGAACGTCGCGCCAGGCTGGGTCTGCTGCCACCAGACGGCCGAGCGCGGTTGCGCGCCCATGTCCGCCGTGACGCTCACGCTGCCCTGTGTGGCGCTGGCGATGCGTCCGACCAGGCCGCTACCGCCGGCCGACTCGGGGCGGCCCAGCGTGGCGATATGCGCCACCACCATGCCCAGATACGCGAGGCGCGGCTGGTAGGTCACGGGGTCGCAGGGGATGACCGAGGCGTCGGAATTGTCGCATAGCAGGCCGGCCTCGACGAACAGCATTTCCGCCAGCGGGGCGTCCGTGTAGAGCGCCACCGCCGGGTATCGTTGCGCCCATGTGGCGTAGTCGAAGACGGCGACGGTCATGCTACGCCGGTTCGACGTTGCGCGGCATGTCTTTCTTGTCGCGGCTCATCGGCTCCATCCCCGTGACCACGCCGCCCATCTCGCGAGCTTGGGCGATGGCGGTCGCTTCGTCCTTCTGGGCGAAGATCATGCCCTTGGCGTAGGGCGTGTAGTTCTGATTCTCGCGTTCCCACTGTTCCCAGAAATCGGCGTCCACCTGGGTCAGACCGAACGTCTCATTGCCGCGACCGGCCAGGACGTGCTTGGGGACCACGTTGCCGTCTTCGTCGAGCGGCAGGCGCGAGCCGTTGAAGGTCACGGTGACGCGCTCGCCATCGGGGCGGACGCACAGGGCTTGCAGGCCCATGGGAAGTTTGCAGGCGACGGTGACGGTGTTGCGGGTCATGCCGGATCCTCAGGAGGGTTATGGTCTGGCCGTGACGCTACCCGTGAGTGACCGCCCTGTCACGCGAAAACCCCGCCAGCGTTACCACTGACGGGGTCCATGCGGAGGGTGTCCCGGAACCGGCGGGAGACCTAGACACCCAGCATCTGGGCAATCGCGAACGGCTGGCGGTTGATGAATCCCCAGGTGCCTTGCGATTTCTTTTGCTTGAACGCCGACATTTCCACCACGATCGGGTGGGCGCGCATCTTCTCGGTGAACGCGCAGTAACCGGTGTCCTGGCCCTCCACGCTGTTGGCGATCATCTGCACGACGTTGCCGGCGGTGGTCGCATACTCCACCGCGGTTTTCACCGTGATATTCGGGAAATTCTTGGCGATCAGGTCCGCCACGTTCACGTTGAACGAGTTGGTGGCGGTCAGGGCCACTTCGCTGCCCGGCGACATGGCCAGGGTCATCGGGGTGTCCATCTGGATCAGGCCGGCCGACTGCGACACCAGCGTCACGAACAGCGACTGAATATCGCTGTAGATTTCGTTGGCGGTGGCGGTCACGACGCCCGACGTGATCCACGGGCCGTGCGCGGCCGAGCCGAACACCTTGGCCCCCG